ACCATCCTACAATGTCTGTGCTGGTTTGTTCTATGTCATCAACTGTTTTAAATCTCAACTGGCTAGCATTGGCACCATAATCTGCATACGACCGGAATGCACCATATAGTTCAAGCAATCTCCACCATGCTAGTTTACCACCTGGATAAGTTGTTGCCTGCAACCCTAAACTTGCTAACGATCCCTGTTGCAAATCAATAAATGTATTGTCGCCGCCAGACGTGTTGATAAATTGGATATATTTCCCATCTTGTAGCTGACACGTAAGGTTTGTTCCAACTAAACTATTGCGTATGTCGTTTACAGCATCAGCAAGTGCTGAATGAGAAACTGCACAGGTAATACCATTCCATATAAACGATATTCCAACCGGAACAGTTGTAAGAATAGATGACCTCGTATATGTTGGCAATCCTTGCTGGTCTATGTTTGATCTCGAATCATCACACAGGCTAATACTGTAGACTTGTCCGTTATGGGGATATGGTTTGATTGTTGCATTGGCCGGAGTGGTAATAGTACGAGTGAGAAATTCATATTCAGTCCACTCTTGCGCCGATTGATCATATGATCCTTGTACAATGTTAGTTATAATTTCTTGAATTATGGTTTGTTTCTTAACCTTTGCAGGTGGATTTATCCAGATAGGTATCTTAAAGACCATACTAGCAACGTCGATTGGATTATCAGTACCCATTGGTATTGTACGTGATGTCCAAGTAATGTTGTCCTGCATTTCAATATAGCTGAGCACAGTCCAATCTATTGGATTGGTAGATGTTTGCACATCAATAGAAGGATTATAAAGTACAAGTATTTGCTCAAGCAATTGTTCTTTCTGATCTAAATTACTAGTCCAAAAATCTACCTGCATAGTAAGGTCGTACGGCACAGGCATTATCCTGTCTACTGTATATCTATTACCGACCTCACTGGTGTACCTACCTTGTTCGTCGTCGTATTTTCTCTCATTAACCTGCACAGGGACAACAAGTTGCGGATCTTGTCTACGTGATGCAGACATGTTTAATCCACTGATATAACAGGTTATAAACGGAACCGATGGTATTTTATTTTCACTATTTCCGCTTACTATAGCTGCGGCTACTCGACTTGGATCACCGTATCTACAAGGAACTTGCAGTAGTTCTTTTGTATTGTTTGGGCCGCCATTCCCTGTCTGCACATAGAATCCACTAAATGCTCTAATGAATTGCAGACGATATTGTCGAAGCTGGGCTGAGTACCAATATTGCATATGTTAACACCTTATATGGTATTTATTGCTATAGTACTCAGCCCATTGTTAGATTATCCGTTTAGGACCTGTAGTGCATGATGATAACGTGCCATTCGATCTTCAAGACCAATGGTACCGCCGTTGATCTTTTTGGTAATAGTTAGCATATCACCTGCATCTGCTAGTGGATTGAGATGACGACTATTCCAGTACCAGCAGGCAGAACGTATAGCACCGTCCATTTCACAAAGTAGATCTGGATTTTCAAGCAAACGATCGTCTCCAAACATAGCACGGCTGCATTGAGTATAATTATCCTTACCAGTTATTTGTACTAGTCCGCGACCATGGAAACGAAACCCGTCTCCAGTTTCTTCTGGACCATTGCCCATTCGTCCGCCGTAGACTCTGTTGGCAATCTTTTCAGGTTGACGTTGGTATTCTAATGCCATTTCGTCAGTTGGGAAATAACGAGGAAATACACCTCGCAGCCCTTTAGCACTATAATTTAGATTTTCTTGTATTTCTCGAAGGTCTCCACTCTCGTGGCCCATTTGTGCTAACCATGCAGCTACACGCATCACATTAGTGACTTCGTATTCTGGTAATACTTCGCAAATGCTAGGATACCATTCTCTTATATGCGGGCTTTTTATGCACGCAGCTAGATGGTCTTCGGTGAAATCAAATTCAAAGCTCATGTTTATCTCCTTAAATTATATCTGGGTCAAGTTTTGGTTTAACAGCAGTGCGCAAACTTTGCTGTTCTGATATCTGTGAGCCGTCAGTCAGCGTAGTTATATTGGTATTGTTAATGAAGCTGACCAAAGTTTGATTAGCAGGTTGCCATTGGTTCCTGTATGCAATCTGTACTCTGGTCCATTTTCCAGCTTCACGTTGGAATAGTTGTGGCGGGCTATAATCGGTTCTCAAAAAATAATCTCCAACTAGTGGTGTTGATGGCCAAGTAACACCACTAGCAACTGGATTGCTGCCATTTGGTGGTATACCATCGCCTAGCCAAATATCAACTGAAACACCTTTTGTCTGTGAAGGCAGTATATGGAAATGCTGCCCTTGAAAATATCTAAACGGCACTTCTGCCTGTGCCGCTGCAACAACAGCATCTGAAATAGCAATCTCTGATGGTTTCGTGCTGAGAACATCTTGTAGAGTTGTATCTTTACCACTTCCATCGTTCTTTGGAATAGGATCTCCACTTGCATCAAGTAATGGTTGCTGTAAAATATCTCTAAATTCTTGGCTATCAGTTATTGGGTTGCATTTTACTCGCCATATGTGTGGCCACCACGTTGGACTATAACCTTCTGCAGGTCTTGTGCCTTCTTGCACAACATAAAATTTTGATATAGCAGCAGGCGCGCCTGTAACTAAATCATCTCGTTGATGTAGTATCTCAATAACATCTCCGCTGTTGATTCTTCTACCTAGTAAATCAACCATAATGTTTATATGAAATGTTATGAATATAGTGTCGTTTGAAAGAAACAATCCAAACTGTCTTAAATCAAATTCAGTGTCACTTAACTGATAATGTCCTTTGATACTGTAAACATCTGGATCATATTTGCGATCTCTATTTTCCATATTCAACACGTCTTGAATGGTTAATGTTGGATCAGCTGCTCCAGTTTGATCTAGATTAACAGTAAGAGGATCTACATTACCTTGATCATTTACTCCGATCATCTTGTGAATATAAAATTCTGTACCGCCTATACGGTATTGTTCACCGACTATACGGTCGATAAATTTGTAGTCGTCGGTGCGTACTGCAACGCCTTTCCAGAGTGTTAATGGTGGCATGATTATATTTGCTCCATTGTATTTATGAATACCACAGACCTTGCTTGACAACCATGCATTTTAAATTAGAATTAACTATGACAGAATCTCGTAAAACTCGAATGATGGCGTATCTCTGGGAAGATTTAGATGCTAAAACATCTGAATTAAAATTTGGAGATCATTTTATCAATCAGGATTGCACTATTGATGAGGCAGAAACCAATACTAAACAGTACATATATGGTACATTTAGTCGACAGAAGCACAAATATCATCAAGGTCGATTTGTAATTCACAAGATATGGGACGTAAGTGAATATGCTGCTAAAGAAGGCAAGTTTCATCAACATAGCAAGATAGATGACACAATACGTCGTCGTGCTCTAACTCAACGAATTGGTAGGTCAGACTTTCATAGTAATCTATCAGCAGAAGACATCATAGTACGTGTTAATCAAGAATTAGTTCGGCACGGACAAACTCTACCAAATGTAACTCTCAGCACATACCAACATAAGATGGCATGCGAAGTGCTGACAGCAATACAGGATGGTAATAAAATCATTCTAGCAGAACTATGTGCTAGATTTGGAAAAACTATTTGGTCAGGTGTTATTGCGTCTGAGCTAGAAACGCCGTTGGTTATAGTAGCAAGCTATGTTAAAACTGTGTTTACTAGTGTAACAAAAGATCTAACAAGTTTTGAACAATGGAAAGATCTAGTGCATGTTGATACGCAGCAAGACGGTTGGCAAGATTCTATTTCAAGTTCGCTTGAAAAAGGCAAACAGGTAATCGCTTATCTCAGCATGTGTGTTGGAAACAAAAGACAAGAAAGAATTGATTGGCTATTTTCTAGATCAGAACAGAGGTTGTTGATTGTAGATGAAGCTGATTTTGGTGTTCATCAAAAGGGACAAACAGTCCCACTGCTAGATGCTGTTAAAGAAAGTGATATTGTGCTGTTGATGACAGGCACCAACAGTGACCGTGCAGCAAGCCTATGGAATGTTGATAAAATGGTATCTGTAACTTACCCAGAACTTTTAGTACAAAAGAAATTGTCACAGGAGTCAGTTGCCGCTAATGCTTGACCGATTTCAAATAGATACACGTCGAGATATTCTAGTCCCTGATATAGAACTATATCAAATGGACCTATCTAATGCTGTTGCCCAAAGTATTGAATCTGCAGAACTTGATGAAAACGGTATGAAACTTCTGCCCAGCTGGAGTAAGTTTGCTGCACATCCAGTGAAAAGCAAAGGATTTTTTGTTAGGGTTATTGAAGCAGTATTTTTAGGCAAACACGGTCTAGATGAACTCAACAGTGATTTACAAACAAAGCAATGGACTGGGAATCGTGAATCAAAAGTGGTTATGATGTTTATGCCTGCTAATACTCGTCAAGAATCATTAGAAGCTATTTGTTCTATAGCGGAATCTACTCTACCTGCATGGAGAATAGTAGGATTAGGTGGCAGCATACGAGTTGGTGGCAAACGTGTAACCAATCATGAAGCAGAAAGCATTGTTAAAGAACAACTTGAGCTTGCTACTAAAAATAAACAACCAATGCTGATTATTTCTGCTCAAATTGCACAGCGTAGTTTTTCTATTCCTGAAATTACAGAATTGTACCTAGCGTATGATGCAGGCGAATCGGGTGCTACTATTCAAAAGATGAGTAGAGTTCTAACTCCGGGTAATCCTGGTAAGATTGGTCGTATTGTCAGCCTGTCATTTGATCCAAATAGAGATGATAAATTTGATACAATGGTGCTTGAAACAGCAATAAATCTTCGTGCAAGAACTGTGCGTAAGAGTGTTGTAGAAGCTATGCAAGATGTACTTCGAACCATTAATATATTCAAATGCACTCCAACTGGAGCACTCCCCCTCTCAGTTGATAACTATCTTGAAGAAATTATGGCACGAAAATCTGTCAGTCGTGTTATCGGTAAAACTGCTGATATCAGCAAACTAACAGATGATGAAATGATAGCACTAGCATCAGGTAATGATGACTATTTTAAAAATCGTATAGTTGATGCGGTTGACAAAGGAAAAATTAGAAATTCTAAATCAAAAATGCCAACTGCATCTGAAAAAGACAAAAGCGCCGAAAAACTTATTGCCAAGGCAAGAGAAGTAATTACGGCTATTGTAGAGAATATGGATATAATAATTTATGGAACAGAATGTAAAAATCTACAAGACAGTCTTGCTGTGATAGCAAAGGATGCAAGCATGCAACGTGCCATCAAAGAAGAATTTAATGTTGAATTTGAAACCATAGAACGATTGCTAACAGCCGGAGTGATAAAGAAAGAATGGATGGAACTTTTATACGATACCTGCGAACAGAATTAATCACATGTTAGGTCGTCTTAAATTTGATTTAACTGCATTGGTTGAAGAAATATTCAACCATATCCCACTAGATATTTGGACCAGTACTGATACAAAATTTTTAGATCCTGCTATAGGTGGAGGACAATTTGTTGCAGCTATCGAACAACGATTGAAATCTGCTGGACATTCAGCAGAAAATATTTCTCGTCGTGTATATGGGTGTGAATCAAATATCCTTCGTATCAATTACGCTAGAAATAAGCACAATTTAATAGGTAATTATCAAGCAGAGAATGCTATAACCAAAAACTGGTCTAATACAAAATTTGACGTAATAGTTGGTGCACCACCTTTTAACAGCAATGATACTTCTAGAGATAATATAGAACATCGTGGACAAGGTGATAACCTAGCTAAAAAGTTTGTACTAAATGCTCTTAAACTTTGCACAGGGCATATAGCACTAATTATGCCTTACGGTAATAGAACATACAGTGCTAAATTTGCAAGGTATTTGCAAGACAATGGTCTTTATAAAATATCTCCATGTATGAATCATTTTGGCGGCGTTAGTACTAATCCTTGTGTATTCTATTTCAATCGATCTATAAAAGTGAATTCTGTTGAAGATTTATACAACACTCATACTAATACAGTACCATCTAAAAACATAGGACAGATATTTAAAAATCAACCAGGGCGATTGAATAGAATAGACTATGAACATTTGCTAAAAAGTTCTGGCAAATATCGAATAGTGGTAACTACTGCTGTTATCAAGTACACAGATGACGAAAATATTGTAATAGATATGCATGATAATACCAGAGGCAATTGGAGAGTTGTTTTTAATTGCACAACTGCTATTGGCAAATTTGGGCGTATTATAGTAGAAGGTCCGGATTCGGTATTGAGCAAAAGTGTTCACTGTCTAACTATGGATAGTGAAGCTAGTGCAATAAAGATGAAAGCATATCTAGAAACATCAAGTGTTCAAAAACTTTTAATGGAAGTTAAAACCATAAATGCTTGTAACAGCAAGAAGTTTTTAAAATACATACCAATGCCTTGACAAGTAGTTGATATATAAATATGGTAGGAGAACAAACTACCATGGCATTACCGTTACGTCAACAAATGATCAATGAAATTCGCCTCATGCTAGGCGGACAAATGGTTGAAATAGAACTTGATCCTGAACACTACGAAACAGCAGCAAATCTTGCGTTTGATAGATACCGGCAGCGTGCAGGAAACAGCATGGAGGAATCTTATATGTTCCTTCGTATATTGTATGAAACGAACGAGTATACATTACCTGAAGAAATTATGCAGGTTAGACAGGTATTCCGTAGAGGTTTAGGAGAAACTGGTGGCGGATCAAGCATTGACCCATTCTCTCTAGCCTACACCAACATGTATTTGTTGCAAGCAGGTGCAGGTGGTGGCTATACAGCAGGATTGTTAACATACGAATTGTTTAACGATTATTTGAAGCAAGCTGGTAAAATGTTTGGTGCTTATATGAATTTTACATTTGATCCAGTAACTAAAAAATTGCAACTTATTCGCAAACCTACAGGTGGAGAAGACGTGCTACTTTGGGTTATGAAAGTCAAACCAGATGATCACATTTTACAGGACGTTTATATACGTCCTTGGATACGTTCGTACACCCTAGCATGGTGTAAACAGATGCTAGGCGAAGCATACAGCAAATATGCAACAGTGATTGGTCCACAAGGCGGTACAACATTAAAAGGTACCGATCTCAAAAATGAAGCCAAAGAAATGTTTGAGCAGCTTGAAAAAGAAATAGATCTTTACATCGATTCAAGTTCTCCACCCGGTATTGTTATCGGTTAAATTAGGTTGACAACTGCTAGGCTTCTGTTATTCTTCGCTATAAGGAGAATAACATGGAAGATACTACTAAAGACCTTGCGGTCTACATTCTAGCACGAACTGACTTGCCCAGCATGAACCCCGGAAAAGCCATGAGCCAGTGCCACCACGCCGGTGTGCAGATGATGGGCAAGCATGGCAAGGACCAGTTAGTCCAGGACTATATCAATTACGGGAATGCAGCAGGCGCCAATTATTTCAACACCACGTTGGTGCTAGGTGCCACTCTCAATGATATCTTCAACACTAATTTGGCTGCTGAGTTTGCTGGTTATCCACATG